AATTGCTTTAACTCCTAAAGGTTTAGAAGCCTCAAAGAAAGGCGAGGAGTTAACAACTCGTCACTACTCAACTAGTGCAGAAGCACTTGAGTATTACAGAGAAAAAGACCCTTTAGTTGCAGAGATTCTAAAGTATCAAGACCTAAATAAGATAATGACTACTTACGTAACTCCTTACACAGGCGGTGAAATTACTAGAACAACTGCTGGTAAATCTAAAACCTCTGAAAAACAGAGTCTTTTAGTTAACGGAAAAGTGCACACAAATTTTAAATCCCATGGAGCAGAGACTGGTCGTTTTTCTAGTAGTGAGCCAAATCTGCAGAATATTCCATCAGATGGAACTTATGGCAAGTTAATTCGAAACCTCTTTATCGCTCCTCCAGGACACAAGTTAGTGGTTGCTGATTACTCTCAGATTGAGCCAAGAATCATTGCTTCCTTTTCTAAAGACCCTGAGTTTGTTAAGAACTATTTAGACGGAGGAGATATTTACACCACTATTGGAAACAGAATGGGTGTAGATAGAAAAGCAGGTAAGGTTTTAGTTTTAGCGATTGCTTACGGAATTGGTCCAGAAAAAATTGCAGACCAACTTGGGTGTACTGTAAAAGAAGCCCACCAATTAATGGACCTGTTTAACGATAGGTTTAAAGACATCAACCGCTACAGGCATCAACTTATTCGTCTTGCAGCACAACAACGCCCTTTACCCTATGTTTCAACCGTTTTAGGAAGACGACGCTACATTCCCGAAATCCTAAGTAAAGACCTTGGGCAAAAGTCTAGGGCTGAACGCCAAGCCTTCAACACCGTTATTCAAGGCTCTGCTGCAGACCTAATTAAACTAGCCATGGTTAGAGCACACTCATGCTTTGTAAACGAACCTACTGTTAATGTTATATTGACAGTTCACGATGAACTAGTAACAGTTACTCCCGACGCATTAGCCGAACAAGTAGGCGAAGCGATAAAAGAATCTATGGAGGGGGTAAGATTGCCCGACATGGTAGTTCCGCTTATTGCGGATATGAAAATCGTAGAAAAATGGGGTCAAGCCAAATGAAGTTCTTTAAGAAGAAGGCTCCTTCTTTTGACATTGATGCCTTGCACGCAGAGATAATGTTTCGGATACGTGCTCTATTTTTAGACTCTGGCATGGAAGACCCTTGGGGTATGAGTGTCATGGCTGGAACTTCTTTTACTAGTAAAGAGATTGCTGACATGGAAGAGTTTGAAAGCAAACGTCGCGTATCAAAAATCCTTCACTTGTTTCCTTTGTTAATCGCTCACGCTACAACACTTTCAAAGGGAACCACAGAACTTCAACGAACTAAAAATATTGAAATGCAAATGCCTGAAGAGTTTTGGGCTAAGTTACAAGAGATTCATAAAGAAGTTGCTTTTGCTGCTATCTGTGGTTCACTCTCTCAACTTGTAGATTTAAATTTACTTTCCGTTGGACCAAGGAGACCAAAATGAGTTCAGACTGGTGGGCAAAAAAACTACAAGGACAAGGACCTGCTGTTGGTAGACCTGACCCAACTCCTCCAATGCCCCCATCGCAACAACCTATGACAAGGTATGTTGCTCCTACAGTGCAACCTCCCGCTCCTTCTAAAGCACAAAGCGTAAATCAAACACAGCAATGTCCTGAATGCAACTCTAATAACTATTTAGCGGTCAACGCAAATGTCGCACCCCGTTGCTACGATTGTGGCTATCCGATTTCTCAATCAGGAAGTCGTTACGGTTCCTTAACTGGAGCACAAGTAGAAGGTACAACAAAAATGGCAGCAGGTAATGAACTCGGTAACAATTGGAATCCCCAAGGGATTATAGGAAGAGTGGATTAATGAACGATGAAGCAAAAAAAATCGTTGCACAACTCAATAAGAAATTTGGCAACAACGTCGTCGTGGTCGCTTCTGATATTAGGGCTGACATTATTCCTCGCATTACCAGTGGTTCTACTACATTGGATTACGTCCTTGGAGGAGGATTTCCAGGAAACCAGTGGAACGAATTAATTGGTGAATCTTCTCATGGTAAAACGGCTGTTGCATTAAAGTGTATTGCTGCTAATCAAAGACTAAACCCTGATTACACAACCGTTTGGGTTGCTGCTGAACAATGGGTTCCTGAATATGCAGCGATGTGCGGTGTTGATTCAAGCAGAGTCATCGTTATAGAAACAAATATTATGGAAGAGGCTTATCAAGCGGTAATTGATTTTGCTGAATCAAAGTCAGTAGATGCCATAGTTATCGATTCTCTACCTGCCTTATCCCCTTTGCCTGAGATGGAAAAGAATATGGACGAGATGACTATAGGACGTGGTGCTCTACTAACAAACAAGTTCTTTAGAGTTGTTGGTTCTGCCATGAAAAGAAGTTTGATTGAAGATGAAAGACCTGTATTAGGCTTAATTATTAATCAATACCGTATGAAAATTGGCGTAATGCACGGTGACCCTCGAACTACTCCTGGAGGAGAGGGTAAGAATTACGCTTTCTTTACTCGTTGTGAGGTTAGAAGAGATGAGTGGATTGAGATTGGCCCAAGTGGAAATAAGGTTCGTGTTGGGCAAACCATCAAGGTTCGTAGTTTAAAAAATAAAACTGCCCCTCCTCAAAGAGTTGCCTACTTTGACTTCTACTTTGCTCCAGGAGGAGATTGTTCTCCAGGAGAGTATGACTTTGCAAAAGAGATTGCAGCCATGGCGGTTGTCCACGATATTGTGGAACGAAAGGGTGGTTGGTATTACTACGGTGACAGAAAGTGGCAAGGAAACGAGGCTGTAATCGACAGTATTCGAGCAGAGGTCGACCTAAAAGAAGAACTGTCTAAAAAGGTATTATCATTGTGAGGTCTGAGGGACAAAAACAATCTCAAAAGCATGAAAAGCGTCTAGCCAAAAAAGTTGGTGGAACACGCACTGCTGCTTCTGGGGCTTTCTGGTCAAGAAAGGGAGATGTTCGGTCTAAAGAACTTTTAATTGAACATAAGTGGACTGGTAAAAAACAGGTCACAATAAAATCAGAAGTTCTAAAGAAGATTACGAGAGAGGCAATACTAGATAACCGAATCCCCGTGCTCGGTTTACATTTAGATGGGGAGAACTACGTGGTTCTTCTTGAAGACGATTACTTGGAAATGAGAGAGACCGTTGAAAAGGAATCGTAAAGCATGGATGAACCGTCTTACACGTGGCGGTATAAAGCAAAGTGTCGAGGAGAAGATACTGACACTTTTTACCCACCTCGTGATAAAGAGAAATACACAGTCATTGCAGATAGAGCAAAGACGTTTTGTTTTGGAGCGACAGGGAATAAGCCCTGTCCAGTTCGTTTAAATTGTCTGTGGGATGCTGTAGAAAGGGATGAGCCACATGGAATTTGGGGAGGCCTGTCTCATCGAGAAAGAAACGCTCTAATTCGCAAATGGAAAAAGAAGTACAAAAAAACTATGTCGTTAGAACAATACATCAAAGAACTAGAGGATTAAATGAATGCAGAGTTAAAGAGGTTTCTAGAGGCTAAGAAGACTAACCCTAGACTTGTAGGGGATGTTGAACGACATTTACTCTCTAGAGCACCCGAAGCACGGTCTACTACTGTCTTGCATCCTTCAGAGATGGTAAAAAAAGACTGGTGTTTACGAGCCTCTTACTTTGCATTAACTGGAGCAACTGTTAAAAAGGAAGCCCCAAACCTACGCTTGCAATCCATCTTTGACGAAGGACACTTTATCCATCACAAATGGCAAACATGGTTTCGGGAAATGGGCGTATTGCACGGACAATGGCATTGCTTGGTTTGCAGTAAAGATATGTTTGCGACCTCTCCAGTTGTTTGCTTAAACTGTGGTGCTAAAAGTCTTTTCTTAAATTACAGCGAAGTTACCTTGGCTGACTCTGAAACAAGAATTCAAGGACACACAGATGGCTGGATAAAAGGTATTGGGAATGATTGCCTCATTGAGATAAAGTCAATTGGTGCAGGAACTCTACGCTTTGAAGCCCCTGACTTGTTAGCCAAGAACGAGGGAGATGTACAAAAAGCGTGGCGGTCAATTAAGCGTCCGTTTAATACACATTTACTTCAAGGTCAAATTTACCTAGAACTTATGCGACGAATGCTACAGCCAGTAGACGAGATTGTTTTTCTTTACGAGTTAAAGGCTGACCAAGATTATATGGAATTTACTATAAAGGCAGATTTTGGCATGGTTGAGGAAATCTTTGAAAAAGCCAAACTGGTGTGTGCTGCTGTTGAGGCTAAAGAACCTTTAGAGTGTAATATTGGTAAAAAGTCTGGCTGTAAATCATGCCAACAATTTGGAGGAGAAGATGTCGCTTAAATTAGGACAAGCAGCAAAAAAAGCAGTTGAAGAATTATTAAACCAGGGGTTTGTTATTTCACCAACACAATCTACTTACCCAGTCCCTCAAACAGACTTAACTCTCTTAGATAGTGAAGAGTTAAGCAGGCTGTTTAGCCAATTAACTGCGTGGACTAACTATGTTGCTACTCAGTTAGCAGCAGCACAAATTGATGAACGTGCTGCAGAAAAGTTGTTAGACACACAAACCGCAAAACGTATGATTTTACGGTCAAGTTCCACCGCTAAAACACCTGTCGCTGCTATGAAGGCTGATGTTGCAGGAAGTCCTGAGATTATAAAATTATCTGAGGAGTTAGAAACACTATATGCGTATAGGAAAATGATTGAGGTAATGTTCTTTAACCTAGAAAGAGATTCTGCTTTAATTTCTAGAGAACTAACTCGTAGAGCATCTGACTTTAGAGCCAACAGACAAGATAAATCACAATGGTAGATGAGACAGTTTTATACGAGGCACAGCGTTTAATTACTAATGACCGTAATAAAGCCTACGACCACCCATTAGATAATTTTGCTCGTATTGCAAAGGGTTGGTCTGTAATCTTTAATAGTGAGGTCACTGAAGAACAAGTTGCGTTAGCAATGACGTGGGTAAAGATATGCCGAGAGGTTCATCAGCATAGTCGAGACAACATTGTTGATGGTGCTGGTTACTTAGGCACACTGCAGATGGTCATAGATGAACGTGAACTGCGTGCCAACAAAAACGATTGACGGTGGCTTAACAAGGAAAACCGATGTTTACATTGGCATTGACCAATCGTTAACAGGGTTTGCTTT